TCACCGCAGCCTAGACTGGCATGCCTCAAGCTGCCGCGTCACTCGCTCAATGCCGTCCCGGAGGGCAAAATAATCCGGTCGAGAAGCAGGATCAAGTTCGGCGGTGGCTCCATGATCCAGGCCGGAGGCGGTGCCGGCTGCGGACACTCCAGCGCTAGGACTGGGGCAGACGGCACGGACGCGCAGCCGCTGGCGGCCAGCATCAACGTCAGCGCGCAGGCTGGTATTCTCATTTTCTGCATTGCGCAGCTTCCCATAGAGATCGGTTTCGGTTTCGGCCCATGCTGCTGCTTTCGCGTCCAGGTCGTCTTGGGCGTCCTTCAGGCGCTTTGCGGCGTCAGTGGATTGAGCGGCCAGGGCGGTGGTCTGCTGGCTCTCCAGCCGTGCCATGGCTGCATCGTGGCGCCAAGACAGTGGCACGCCAGCAATCAGCATGCCGGCAGCGACGGCGGCGCCATAGCGTAGGAGGGCGTTCATTGGCGCCCCTCCAGGCACAGTTGCATTTCCTCGGCGCGCCGTTTCGTCAGCCCGGCCAGCACGCGGCCGCCAGCACGGTTCCAGCGCGGCAACTGTCGGCATGCCGCCTCATACTGGCCTTGGTTGAGCAAGCGCACCAGCGTCGAACCACAGGCCGCGCCAGTGCCGACGTTGTAGGCCCAGGACACATAGGCGTCCCATTCGTGCTGGTGCAGCGGCACCTTGATGCACTGCGCCAGCCCCCGTTCTGCGGCCTTCACATCGTCGGCCAAGCGAATCAGCGCACGCACCGGCTCGATACGGTCGCCGGGCTTTACGCCAGCCGTCGTGCCGAAGCCGATGGTCTGAACGCCCACGCCATCATCGTAGGCCGTGTCGCGGTATCCCTCATGCGCAGCAATCCCCACCAGGCCGGCGCCGGATAGGGATAGCAGAGCAGCGGCAATGCGCTGCCGCCCGTTCATATGTCGCACCTGTTCCGCAGTGCCTCAAGCTGGGCCTGATGAATCTCGCGCTCTCGCGCATCACGGCGCCGCTGGAACCACAGGTTAGCCAGCAAGCCCAGCAGCGCAACGACGCTGGCGATAATCGCCGGCCAGTTCCAGCCAGCGATAGAGCTGAGAATCCCCGCGCTCCCAGCCGTTATTGTCACGTTCGTGGAGTTCGATGCGCCCACGGCATCCGGGATGCGCTCGACCACTTCATGCACCTTCATGGTGATTTTCCTTTGGGGCATAGCAGCCTCCGGTCAACAGTCCGTCGCGCCCTCAAAATCAGGCAGAGTTTTCAGGTGGCGATATGCCTGGCAGATAGGGTTTTCTCCCTCAAGGTCATACGCGCAGCGAAACATTCGCTCATCTAGGGCGTCGAGATCAGTCGTCTCATGAGAAACGTATGTGCGTAGACGAAAAGCGATTCGCTCTTTTCCGTCCAGATAAAGATTCTCGACGCGGTGATATGCAGACGGAACGGATACCCCGGAGCTGCTGGTAATTGCAATTTTCAAAGCCATGTGAGCCTCGATTAATATGAGTAGGATACGGAGCAGCTTCCCGTGTGCGGGGATGCACCATTCATTATTCTGATGGTAGCGGTACCGGCTGCCGTCACTGTTCGGACGAAAACAGAAAGACTATTGTTACCCCCCCACGCACTGGCCTGGAACGCCCTGGGGGAATTCGGATGACTATTCAGTGTGATTGTTACGTCTCCATTGGCATCAGGAACCACGCCAGTTAGCACGCCGCGCCCGGAATATCCCTTGATTCCTTTTAGATCGTTGTTCGATCCCGAATTCTGTATTGATCCACCCACGACCCCGGATATCTCATTATTACTACCGGACACGACTAGTCGCCCATCAGTTTCTACGATGATGGTGTTTCCGCTTCCTGAAACACCAATTGCATACGTACCTCCAGTTCCCTTCGCTGATACCACCAGGTTGCAGTTATCAGCAGCGATGGTTACCCCGCTCCCGACTATTTTTCTAACGCTAATTCTCCCTTTTGCTCCAGACGCTGTAGCAGATACAGTGACACCGGTATCGCAATCATCCACATCAACATCTAGCGTCGCATCAGGATGTCTGAGCAGTATTGTCTGCCCCGTTGTACGACCACCAAATATCATTCCCCTGTAGGTGTTTCCTCCATAAGGAGCATCATGCGAAAGCTCTTCAATTACAGGGGACGTGCCATTACTTACTGATGCGTCGATTACGAATTCAAAGGTCAAGTTCTTGCTTCGGCCCACCCGTATATACTGCTGACATTCACGAGCAACAAATGCCAGTTTCCCATTTTTTGGATCAGACTCTCGCGTACTTCCACTTAGTATCTGGATGGCTTGAGTACATTTTTGTATAAACAGGTGGCCTAAATCAAAAAGCTGTGCTGAATTCTGAACGGATACGCCCGTTAAGTAGCCATCCAAGACATTAGCCGCTGCGACAGTACCGATATTTGGAGCGTTTATAGCATTTGATTCAATGGTGTATCCGGTAATCCGAATTCCATGCTGTTTGGTCTTGTCAGTAGGGGGACAATGCCCTGCATTTGCAACAATGATTGCACCTACCGTCCCCATCGTCTCAATAAACATGCCCCGGTTGTCCGGCGCGATGTTCCCGAGCGCAATGTTGAATTTCGAGGTCCGATCAGCGTTCGGATTTCCCGAAACAGGCAACCCGAGCATAAAAGAGAGCGCAAGGGGGCCGTAGAATGTGTTGCCGATTGAGCGATTGAATGCACCGCCCCTGAACTTCAGTAGTTGGAAATCGTTTTCCGTCCCTGCTGCGATCGGCTGGTCCAGTCGCTGCCGCATGCGGAGATCTCGCACAGCGGCGCCGACAACTCCCTGAAACAGAAAGGCGCCCTGGGCATCAGACGTGACATTGACCTCCCCTACATTCTCGGCGCGAATCTGAACAGGGTCCGTGACATATAGAAGCGCAGGAATATCCTCTGGCTGAACGACCGTGAATCCCGTTGATTGAAGCGCTGCCGATAGCGAGGGAAAGTCTTTCAGGACCGGAGATTCATCGAAGCGGTCGCGGATGGGGCGGGCTCTATGAAAGACCATCCCTGTGCCCTTGCTCGACTCATCTCCATCAGCTAGGTCGGCGCGGATCAGGCTATCTACCTCTTCAGCGTAGTACTCCGAGGACGCTACCGGGTCTGCCGTCCACACAAGATTCCCGAACCAGTCCCGCAGCTCGACCTTGTAGACCCCTTTCCAATAGATTGTGGCCTCACCGCGGGCATCGAGCACCACGGGGTTTGTGTTCGGCTGGCTCATGTCCGAGTCGGCGTAGGTCACCTTGGGCGTGGATGTGCCTGTTTCGTAGGTAAAGACCCGGCCGCCGATCAACGGCCGGCCCTGCAGGTCGGTGTACTGCTGCTTGCCAATTGGCGCGAGTGTTGCTGCCATGGGTGATCCTCCAGGGGATGTACGTTCGTTCTCGGCGCCGCGCGCGTGCCAGCCAGTGGCCAGGCCGCCAGCGGCGCCAGTGATTGCAGAAACGAAACGACCGAAGAAACGACGCCTGGACATGGCGATCTCCCTGATGTGGATGCTCAACAGGGTACAGATCGCCGCGGACAGGTGCCGGTTCCTCGGTCGGTGGGTAACAAAAAGCCCCGCTCAGTGGCGGGGCCGTGTAGGATTTGCTGATGGAATCTATTTTTTCGGTCTTTGACCCGATTTTTGTGGGCTACCTCGGTGCCTTAATCGTCCTCTCTGCCATCAACCGGTGGCGTGGCAAATAACGCGCCGAAAGTGAGGGCGGGGCGGGCGGCAGAGCCTGTGGCACGTTGCGCCGGAGCAACCAGGGCCGGAGCTACACGCTGCGCCTGGCCTTGCTGGATTCCGCGCGTGATGACTTGGATTTGGTCTCCCAGCTTTAAAAATGGCACCTTGCTTGCAAGCGAGTCGAGCAAATCTATGCCTTTTCCCAGCATCAGTGCGCCGCTGTTGCTGTTGTTTACGGCGCTGCCTACTGGCTGGGCTGTCATGTAGTTGGCTACGTTCGAGATTGAGCGCAGCTGGGCAATTTCCTCGGGCGTGAAGAACGCACGCAGCTTTTCCTGTCCGATTGAGTCCAGCGCCCGCCGGAAACCGGAAGCACTGAATTTACCAACCTCGTCGGCAGTGCCTGGCCCGATAGCCGATTCTTTGAGCCAGCGGGCAATTTGCCCCCTGGCCACATCCATGCCGCGAGGATCGACGTTGATGATTTCGTGCGCCAGGCTGCGAACATCATCAGCTTTGGCTCCATGGCCGATGATGAACCGATTCACGAATTGCTCGGGCGTGGCCTTTTCATCAAAAATCGCTTTCAGGGCTGGATTCCTCTCGATACGCTGCATCATCTGACGATTCGCCGCGCGAGCACGGCCAAATGCCTCTATTGCATCCTGGCCAAGGTCGGCGCTTCCGGGCACTGCTGGCAGGTTTCCAGGGTTGACGGCACGCGCACCCATGGCGGCAGTCTGTTCACCCAGGCCCAACACCGGTGTGTCATCCAGTGCAGATCTGACCAGCCCTAGGGCATGACGTGCATTGCCGTCCGTGCTGCGGCGCTGAATGTTGCCAATCAGCGTTTTGAGTTGCTCCGCATAATCCACAGTGAAGGGAACCTCGCCAGCACTGATGCGGTTCAGGTGGTCGCGCACCTGGGGCGGCAAGAATCCGCCCACCAGGTCATCATCCAGAGATTGGATAGCACGATCAGCAAAAGAACGTCCGTCCAGGGGGAAACTGCGGCCCTGGCTGTCCCGTGCCGCATCGTAAAGTCGACCGACAGAGGCACGCTCGGCGTCGATGCCGCGCTCAAGGGAGCCGATAAGTCGGACTCCTGCTGTGTAAGCATCATCTGCCGATCCGGCGCCAGCCTGGTTGAGCGCCTCTATCAATGCCCGATTGTTTTCGTTCTGAACACGGGCCAGCCCTTGTAGTCCCTCTCCTGTGGCATTGGCGCCAGTCTTGGCCAGGTTCATTTCTCTTGTGATCTGGACCGGATCTTGGCTTAGCATGCCGCGTGTTGGCGTTGCGCCGGGCACGCGCTGGAAGTCGAGCAGGCGGCGAAGGGCGGCGGGGTCCAGGTCATCGCCAGTCCGCAATGCTTTCTCAACCTCGGCACGCATGCCCTGTCGGATGCGCTCTGGAACGTCCGACCAATCAATACCTGACTGACGCAGCGTTACCTCGATTGTGTTCTCCATGCGCTGGGCGCGAGCGGGGGAGAATTGGCGGAAAACCCTGTCGGCTGCTCTCGCGGACTTCCTGCCAATGTCCATGAGTGATTGGGAAACAATACCAGCGCCAACGCCTCCGGCCAGGGCTGCCGCTGCCTGGGCAAGTTCCCCGCCGCCGGCTTCACGCACTGCGCCGCCTGATGCGCCAGCGCCTATAGCGGCCGCCAGTTGCTGGCCGGGATTGGCTGCAAGTGAGGTGAAGGCGCTGCCAGGAACGCCGATGCTTCCCTGGGCAGCTCGCACGTACTTGGCCGGGACAAGGCCACCTTCTATTGCGCGCATGGTGGCAGTTTGAACAGGGCCGGTAAGGGCAGACGCTGCCATTTGTGATGCCTTCAGCAGTCCTCCGCCACCAGCCATCATGCGGGCAGCGTCGCCTACGACTCGCTCCCGTGCATTGGCGGGCGAGGGAAGGCCGACCAGGTCGGCGAATGTCGACATCACCTGGCCGGACGGCTCGGCCTCGGGAAGCCCCAGGGCGCGCGCCGCCGGGTTGACGACAGCGATACGGATAGGCTCAGTGAAGAGCTGCGAAGCCTGGCCCAGTCCCTCAAGGCCGTATCGCGCAGTTAGGCCTACTTGGCGTCCGACTTCTTTTATGGTATTCCCGGCGCGCTCAAAGAATCCAGGTTCTTCTTGCTCCCATGATCCCGTAGCGCCGATGGGTGACTGTGGCGAGCTGCTATGCGATGCCTCCAGACGCATATGGCGGACATCGCCGCTTGCGGAAACAGTCGCGGTGCCGCTACCCTGATCGGCATCAGGAAGGTCATCAAAGAAACTTGCCGGTGATGCCGCTTTGGTTTGGGCCGGTTTTGCATCCGGCAAGTCATCGAAAAAACCGGCCATTATCGTATCCCGTGATCAGTGATGCCCATGGATTCCAGGCGTTGAATGACGGCGGCCTTGTCTTTGCCGCGATGCAGGGCGTTGCGGGCTTCGGCTACAGCCTGGGCCTGGCTGGAAAAACCGGCTTGCTGCCATGTGGGGGCAGGCGGAGTGTCTGGCTGTGCGGGTTGTTGTCCGCCAGCAGGAGGGGCAAACTGCCCGACAGAACCTAGGCCGGTTCGCATTGCATCCAGGACGGTCCTGCGCGCTTGCGCTTTCTGTGCCAAGACCTCTGGGCTATCAAATGGTTGCGGCAGGTACATCCGGCCGTAAATGTCAATCTCCTGATTTGTAATGGCGGCCCCAGTGTCCTTGCGAAGCACGGCAGCCAAGAAGTCTTCTCCAGCTTGGCGGGCCTGCTGGAACTCTGGCGATACCGTTGCATTCCCCACCAGAGGTATTGAGGCAGTAGTCCGTTGCGTCGGGTCGGCAAGCTGGGATTCGAGCCTGTTTAGGGTTTCGATTGCCGATTCAGCTCGGGTCAGGTACACCAAGTCCTTCGATTGCTGCTCGGTAAGTTTTGGCATATTCGCGCCACGAGACACGCGCACAGTGCCGTCAGGGTTGGTTTCAATGGAAAAACCATCGCCTGACGCTTTTGGTGAGAATCCCTGCACGCGCTCCAGCCGACCGCTGCTATATCGCTGTACGAGCACAGGTACGCCGTTTTCGGTAACTTCGATGGGTGCGCCGACGGGTTGATCTCTATCCATGGCAATCCGCTGCGCCGCCTGGCCTTCGATAACCCGGTTGTGCCTTGCTGACTCAGCCTCGCCCGGCGTCATGCTGCGCTGGAACGTCTGGCCCACGACGCCCGGATTGGTCAGCGCGTTGGTGTCGACCATCTGCGTGTGGCCTCCTAGGTTTTGCGCGCTGACTTGCGGGGTAAGGGCGTCCATACGATGCTTGGCCTCCAGTGTCGTCATACCGGCCTGAAGCAGGTATTGGCGCAGAGCAACAGGATCGGAGGGGAGTGCGCGCGCCTGCATGGCACCTTCCTCGGGATCAATCAAGCCTTGCTGGACCATGCCGGTGATGACGCCGATTGCATCATCAGTCGTCACGTTCTGGCGTGACAGCAGGGATTGCAGTGCGCCATTGATGTAGTCGATACGCTTCTTCTGGAAGTCGAAATCAGCAACACGCGCATCAGCTTTCGCCTTGTCCTGGTCTGCCCATTGTTTTTGAAACGCAGGAAGATCAGAACCATAACCAGCCTGCGCCAGGCCAGACGAAAACCCCTCTCGGTTTAGGGAGCCATCATCACCCATATTCGTTTTGAACAGGTCTCCGATGGTTTTTTCCCGAGCCTCCGCCTTATCGGCGGCGCGGACGTTGCGGGACATTTGCCCCAGCTGCATGAGCGTCTGTGGCAGGTTGCTTAGGTCTGCGCCGGGACTGACCTTGGAGTAGATCGAGGTGTCGATTGCCATTTCAGAGTGCTCCGTAATCGACCATCAGATAGCCGCTGGGGTGTGCATGCACCGCAGATGGATTCACGGCCAGAACTTCGTCTGCCATGACTCCTTCCGATTGCTGCCCGCCGATCTCGTAGGCATACCATGGCAGCCCGCTGGTGTGCGTGCCGATACGTCGAATGTTCGATTTAAGGCGGCGGTCGGAAAATGCGAGATACATCGCCGCAGCGGAGGTGCCAGCATTCATCAACTGCCCAAACGTATTGGCCTGAGCATTCCCTGCTGCAATCTGGCCAGCCCCGATAGCATTCCCTGCGCCAGTGATGTTGTTTGCGGCGGACTGACCGTAGCTGCTGCTGGCAGCCTGGTTGGCTTGGTTTGCGGTCTGACCAACACCGGCCAGTGAAGAAAGCCGATTGAACCGGTTGGTCTGGTCACTGTTCCAGCGGTTGTAGGCGTTTTGGTATTCCTGGCTGCCCATATTCTGGCCATACTGGGTCAGCGCCTTGAGTGTGGCGCCTGACAGATTCGATCCGCGCGCGGCGGCGCTGCTTTCCAGGGCATCCTGTCCTTGCTGCATACGAAAAGCGTAGCCAGGGTCTGACTGGAAGTCGGCCATCGTGAATCCACGATTGAAGTCGCCACCGTCCGCAGTGCCTGCAGTGAGTTGGCCAAGGGCAGTCTTTCCGGCGTCCCGCCATGGTTCGTTGTCTTCGCGCTGCTGCTGGAAAATGTCGTACAGCAATTGGTTTGATTCACGCGCGGATTGTGCTTGGGTGTTGGCTGCCGACTGGGCGCCTTCCGCAGCGGCGGTGGATCCAGTTATTCCGCCTACCACCTTACCGACCGCTTTACCAATGAAACTCATGATTTTGTCCTCCAATAGAGGTGATAGCCGGCCTCAGTGATGCCGATCTTGAAGCCCAGGCGCTCGGCCAGGCGTGCGGCCGGCGAATTGCCGGTGGCGATGGGTGCGAACAGGATTTCTCGCGTCCGCAGCGCTTCCCGCACCAGGCGGCGCACGGTCAGGCCGCAGGCACGCAGGCTGGCGACGTGGATCACGTTGCCCTCGAACAGCACGGCGCCGCACGGCTCCGGGTCGTACAGCCCGTGAAACTCCACCTGGCGGGCACGATCCGTGAATGTCGGGTCGTCTGTCCGCATGGCCTGCATTGCAGCTTGGCAGCACGCCAGGTCGAAGCCGGGGCGGCTTATCACGCCGTGATTTCCCGGCCGCTGATGCGGATCACGATGCCGGCGGCAGATGCCAGCGTGGAAATGAAGTCGCCCGGGTTCAGCACCTGTCCGACCATTTCGGGCAGAGTGTCGGCTGCGCCAGCCGTCAGCGCCTTTTCCTGCACGATCAGGTTGCTGCCGCCGGCGGTGGCGCCGTTGGGGACCACATTGATGGCCAGCGTGCCAGTGGCTGCACCGGTGTTCGTCGCGGTGAACTTGTCCACGATGACGCGCGTGGCGGTCGGGGCGGTGTACTGGGTGGTCTGGGCGGCTTCGGCCGCCTTTGCCTCGACCAGGCATTTTGCGATGACAGGCATGGTTCTATCCTTGCTTGAGAGATTCGATTTCTTGCTGAAGGCGGCGCACCAGGGCTTCCAGCGCCTCCAGGCGTGCTTGCTGGTCACCGGGTGCTTGCGTGGGCCCGACAGCCCGGGGCGGGCCTTGATCCATAGGCGTCGCGATGGCAGGGGGCTGGATGGGCGGCTCCATGCCGCCGCTAGAGGCCGGCATCGCCGCGAGCGGCGGGGCCACCATCGCGCCCTGTATCTGGTTGCCCAGCATCGCCTGCAGCTCGGCCACACCGGCGGCTTCGTCCACGGCTTCGGCCAGGTCATTCGTGCCTGGGCCGAGAATGCCGCCGACGCGCTCGAACAGCGCCAGGAAGAAGGCGTACCACTCGCGGGTAATGAGGCCGGTTCGCGGGTCCATAAGCTGAACGCGCGGCGGCATGAGTTTGATGATGGCCATAGCGTTACCCCGGAAGTACTGACGCGCCGATGATTCGCACAGGTACTGGATCAGTGACCGTCACGCGAAACACCCAGTCCCGGGCCTGGCCCAGGCGACGCCAGACTGCCCGGGCGCGGCGCTCCCCCAGCTTGCCCAGCGGTACCCATCGCTCATTTCCCCAGGCGTGCCCATAGTCTTTGGACACTTCCAGCATGGCGCGCGGCTCGCTGCCTTGGCCGTGCACCAGGCCTACGCCGGTTTCGAAATCGACGCGCAGTTCCGCCATCGTGGTCAGCTCACTGTTGTCCGAAAGGTGCGGCGCAACGCGGATGCGCGGAATCAGGTCTTCGTCGTCGGTGTAGTGATTCAGGTCCAACGCGTATAGCCGGCCGTCTTCGAAGTCACCCACAACGACAAGGCCGGCGAATGCTGCCTGGCAGTTCGATCGGTGGCGCATCAGCTTGCCGCTGCCAGGCTGTCGCCAGGCACGCTCGTGCCACAGTTCCGTGGCTACGTCGTATACCCAGGTCACACTGGCGGTGGGGAAGGTCAGGACGTAGAACGAGTGGCCCTCCTGCTGGTAGGTGTAGGCAATGGCGTCGTCGATACGCGGCAGACGCTCCAGCGCGTATTCCACAGCGTGCGTGCTGATGCGCTGGGGCGTGTATCCGTTGGCGCGCCAGATGACGCCCTGGCCGCGATCATCGGCCCCCAGCCAGAAGACTGTGTTGTCCAGCTTGGCGGCAGAGTGCGGTGCTGCGCAGCCGTGCTCAATGAAGGCGCCCTCAATGCGGGCCATGGGCAAATCAGCATCGCCAGTCGGAAACCATACTTCGGTGGTCGTCGCGCCGAAAAGCCACAGCTCGCGGTGGTCGACCAGCAGCGACACCAGAGCGTCCGGAGAGCCTTCGGCGGTGGCGTAGTTCAGCGCGTCCAGGTCCGTGCTGTATAGGCCTGTCCACATGAATTGCCCGGTGCCGGTCATGTTCCAGACGAATCGGCCATCGAGGAAGGCCACGCGGTCGCCACCGGTGAAGATGCCAGCGTCGGCCTGCGTGATGCTCCAGTCTTCGAACTCCACGAAGTAGGCGGCAGTACCGCACACCACCATCGCGCTCTTGCCGTTGTCGGCCATGCTCACCTGCCCGTAGCCAGAGATGGCGCCGATCAGCGTGACGGAAAAGTCCAAGCCGACGCGGTAGAGCTCCTGTCCAGATGCAACCAGTAGCGGGCCGACGCTCGATCGGTACAGACCGCGAATGGGTCCGGCACCCACGATCAGAAACCGGCGCAGGCCCGGGCTACCGATCAGCATGCCGGGAGTCTTGGATGTGCCGGACTGCGACACCTCCGGGTACAGGTTGATGGCGCGCTGGCAATCCAGATTTCGGCTGCGTGCCGGATACGAGCCGCCAAGGAACGGGAACTGTGGCATCACAAGCCCCCGAGAAAGCCGCCCAGGCCACTCGTGCCGGTGCGGTTGGGTGCCAGAGCAGCGTCGAAGCACGCTGTTGCTGGCTCGATATTGGCCCGCTGCACGGTCGCAAGCGCATCCTGCGCCAGCGCCGGAAGACCATCGGGGATAGGGCGCTGGAACTCGCCGCAGAGATCCACTGCCAGCGACAGCACCAGGGCGCGTTCATACCCTGGCGGCAGGATCAGCTCATCGGCGGCGTGCTCGACAGCGGAGAACCGCATGCCGACCGTCAAGTGCAGCTGATAGGAGGCATCCGGCACCGGCCAAATGTCGATGCGACCATTGGGCATGGTCGCGCTGTAACGCAGAATGAGCGGCCAGCCGGCCGATAGCGACTTGATGCTGATGGCGTTGAATCGGTCATCATCCGCGATCTCAATGCCGCGATCGAGGTCACCCAGACGCGCAAACGCTGACAGTATGCTGATGGGCCGTGCTGCCATGATGTCGCCGGTCGGGCCCACCGTATAGCTGGCCGCTCCGGTCATCTGGTGAACCAGATCCACCCGGCGGTAGATCATCAGCGATTCCAGGGACCATTTTTCCAGCAGGCCGTTCAGGCTTGCGAGCGCGTCGTTGGTTTCGTCGGCTGTCGCGGTCTCGCCTACGCCCAGCACGCCGATGCGGCGCAGCGCACGGCGGATCAAGTCAGATGCCGAAGCCATATCATGCCTCGCCTGCGGCGGTGGCCTTGGGTGGACGTCCACGACGCGGCTTGTCAGTATCGCTTGCGGCTGCCGGCTCCTGACCGTAGCTGTGCCAACCGTCCGCGCGCCGCTCTTGCTCGGTAGGCGCATCCGGGACGGTGCAGAACTCTTCGCCCCGGTACAGCGCCTTGGGGTATTCCTGGAATTGCATTTGTTGCTCCAATGAAAGCGGGCCAGGCCGAAGCCCGGCCCGTGCCATCACTCGGTGATGCGCGTCGCGTGCAGGCCGCGCACCGTGGCGAAGCCGAACAGGACATCGACGCGGGTGCGCTCGATGTCGTTCGTGCCGTCGCCGAAGGTCATCACGCGCACGCTCACGCCGTTGGGCAGGCGGGCGGTGTAGCCTTCGCAACTGGCCAGCACCGGCAGCGGGGCGAATGCCGTGGTGAAGGCGTCGCGGTGGAACATCAAGTTCTGGCGGTACGAGGTGTTGGCTGCACCAATGAAGGTCAGCGCGGCGGCGTTGGCAGGCAGGGCGGATACGCTCTTGTTCGGAGCCACTGCCTTGATGGCCGGGTAGATGCTGATCGTTCCCGTGGCAGCGGTTGCCGTGAAATTTTCAGTCACGACAAACTGTTGCAGGTGGGCGTAGGCCTGGCCGGTCAGCGGATGCACGGCATAGACGCCGGCAATGGTGAACACCGACCCCTTGGTGATGGTGTCATCCGCAGTCAGGCCGGCTACCAGCAGGCTGGTGCCGTTCTGTCCGGCGCCCGATACCGTCACGCCCGCCACCTTGGTGCCGTTCGTGTGGATGGGGCAGGACTGGTGCTCGTAGAAGTCCGCGCCCTGAGCTTCGCCAATGCTGCCACGCAGGAAGCCGCGCTCGATTTCCTTCTTGGCGTGAAAAAGTGCCTTGGAAGTGTCCACCAACTCGGTGTTGGCGTCGGAACTGAACACCACCGACCGGTCGCCCGGAGGCGCCAGGTAGTGCTGCAGCTTGCTGCGCGCTTGCCCGTAGGTCTTCAACTGCGTGGGCACCGAGCCGGGCGTTCCGACGAGGTTGGGAACACCGACGTAGGCCCGGGCCAGCAGATCGGCTTCGACCCACGACGACAGAGTCTGCATGGCGGGACGCAGGATGCGGTCGCGGAAGTCGGTCAGGTCCAGCAGCTTTTCCTTGGCACCGAACTGAAGGGCGACGTGCTTCTGGGTGTCCAGGGTGAGCGAAACCTCGCGTTCCTGGAAGTCATCAGCGCTGCCGCCCTCGGCAAACACTGCGCCGGTGTAGACCTGCGGCACGGGCGGGATTTTGATGCGAACAGTGTCGCCTTTCTTGAAACCCTGGACGTCCTTGCCGAACTCTTCCTGGCGGCCACGGTTGATGTTGGCAATGAACGGTGCTTCTTCGGTCAGCACCTTGGCGGCCTCGCGGGCCACCATCTGATGGGTCAATACATTGTTGGCCATGATGGCTCCTTACTTGGGTTTGCGTTGCGATGCCCACCATTCTTCATCCGTCATCGCGGCCGGGTCTTTTGTGAACTGACCGGCGGCGCTGCGGTTGGGCTGGATGGGGGCTGGGGCTTTGGTGACGGTGGGCGGTGCAGCCTGAGCAGGGGCTGCTGCGGGCGCTGCGATCTTGGCTTCCAGGCGTCCGATCTCACGGGCAGCCAGAACCGGCGGCAGCGAGGCAATGCGCCGCGCTTCTGCTGGGTCCTTGGCCAGTTCGTAGACAATTCTGGGGCCGTGTTCGCTGCCCATCAGCAAGTCCTGCACCTCGGGAGAAACCTCAATGTCAGCAACTGCGGCCAACACATCATCGAAATCAGGCGTTGCCGCCTTGAATTCTTCGGTTCTCTGGGAGAACGTCTGCGCAGATTGCTGGCGGTGTTCCTGCTGCTGGCGCTGCTGTTCGGCCTGCTGGCGCTCGGCAAGGGCCTTGCTGATGCGCTGGTCGGCCTTCCAGTCGGTCAGTGCTTCAAGGTATTCGTCGTAGCTGGTGAACTTGTCCGGGGTCGGTTTGTCCTGCGCGGCAGGCTGCTCAGCCCCCGAATCTTTGCCCGATCCCTGGGCGATGTTTTTCCAGTACGCTGCCTCACGCTCTGCCTCACGGCGGGCGCGGGTGATTTCGTCCACACGCTTTTGCACGCCGTGTTGCTGCGGCCGCTGAGGCTTGCCGTCGCCTTCTGGCTGGCCTTCGGGGTTCGTTCCGCCATGGGCGGGTGGTTCTTGGCCTTCGGGCTGCGCCGGTGTATTGACCGCATCGGGGGCCGTGGTGGACTCGGGGGTTTGGTCAACGGGTTGGGTAATGTCGTCTTGGGTTTGCGTGCTCATGGCGCGTATCCTTGCCCGGTCAACTCAGCGGCCGGTAACTGTTCGATGCCCTGCGGCGCGATATCCAGACCCTGGGCATCAGGTTGGGCTGGCGCGAATTCGGGGACGCCAGAAAGCGAAACGCCCGCTTGTGGCGGGCGCTGTGGCGTCGGTGATTGGTTCGGTGGCGGTGCGGCAGGTGGCACCTCCTGCGTGCCGGTGCGATACGCGGCTGCTGTGAGCGGCGCAGGCGGCTGCATGCGCTGCAGCAGCATCTGAACCATGCCCTTGAGTTCCTCGACATCCTGGCGGCTCTGCGCGTTGATGCGCGCCACCTCGACACGGCTTTGTGCGTCGATCTGGGCCTTGGCGAGGCCGCTTCGTGCATGCTCCAGTTCTTGGCCCATCTGTTGAATGACCTGGTCCATCTGCTGCATCTGCTGCTGGACCTGCGGCGGCAGCTGCGGCAGGCCCTCGTTTTCGTCCCCAATGACCTGCGGCGGAATGGTGCGCTTGATGCGCTCGGCGATTTCCTCGGCACCAGGCCAGTCGAAGTTCTTCACCACCAGATCGCCAGCGGCACTCATAAGCGGCGGGTAGGCTTGGGCAAGCTGGCTCATGCCGTCGATGGCTTCCTGGCGCTGCGTGGTGTAGCTCGGGCCAGCGCTGACCGTGACGTCGTACTTGCCGATGGTGACGTCGTGTAGCACACGTTCGATGCCTTCGGATTGGTCCTGTACCGGCTGATTGATCTCGGCGTGACCCAGCTTCTCGTCTTCGCCCAGAATGCGCACGACGCGCGGTGTGTCGTAGATCCGGGGGATCATGTCGATGATGCACCGGCCGGCGTGGCGCACAGCGCGGTTGAGGTTGTCCGTGAAGTGGAAATTGGACAGGTCACCTTCACGCTGGCGAGCCATGATGGCCCGGCCGCTGGTTTCGTTGCCGCCGGCACCCAAGCTGGCATCGTGGATGCCTGTGGTGGCCTTGATATCGTCGGCAGCGTGCGCCAGCATCTGCAGTGCACCGATTGGCATGTCCGCCATCGGCGCGCGCTGCGGTGGCGGCGCCAGTTGCCCGCCGACATCGACGGGGTCGTATTCAAGGAACGGATAGCTGCGATTGTTGGCCGTCAGCCAGCGGCGATCTGACTTGAACTGGCCAACCGCGCCGATGAACGGCACCTTGGGTCGCAGGGCGACTTCTTCGGTCGCAGACGTCACCCAGTAGTTGTACATCTGGCTCGGGTCCTTGGCATCTCGCACCATGCCCTTGCGCGTGACCTTGCCGCCGACGTCGATTTCTTCGCCCGTCACCGGAAACACCGGGATCCAGCGGCAGGGAATGTCGGCCTCGGCCAACACGTCGCAGCCGGTTATCTTCGCCCAGCGGACGCGGCGGCGCGTGCTGGGGCGCTCTGCGACGATCACGACGCCTGCTTCGTTCAGCGCTTCGGCATCCAGCTCGTCGCGGTATGCCGTCTCGCCATTGGACAGCATCACCAGCGTGGCTTCTTCGTCCTCGATCCAGTAGTACTCGACCACGGCAATACGGCCATCAGGCATCCAGTAGTTGGCGCTGTCGCCAATGGCGGCCAGAGAAAGCCCGTCGCCAGCGGTCGCCTTCGGATACTTCCGGTTGAATTCATCCTTCGGCATGCTGTCCGTGATGAACGCGAACCGCGCATCACTGCCGTCTGGCTGCACGCTGAACGGGTCCAGGTAGACGTTCAGTGCGTTGCGCTCGCGCCGGAAGCGGATCACCTGATTAAAGCTGTTTTCAGCCTCGTACTCAGTGACCAGGCGGAAGAAGCCAATGCCGCAGGCCGCCGCGCTGTTGACCGCCGTGTCATAGGCGACGTCGGCGTTGCTCTCGTACTCGATGTGCCGAACCATGCCCTGGATGACTTCGGCCGTCTCGACGTCGGCGTTGCCATCCACGGGATGAATCTTGATGCTGGGCGTGTTCTGGCGCTGATCGTTTGTGACTTGGCGCAGGAAGCTGGGCAGCTTGTTGATCGTGATACACGGCCGACCCTCGACGGCACGCTGGCGAGCGGCTTCCTGCGGCCACTGCTCCCCAGCCAGGAATTTCAGATCGTCCAGCGCGTTCTGGCGGTTTGCTGATTCAGCATCAGCACACAGCGCCATGCGATCGCGAGCAGCGCTCAGGATTTTGTCGTGGTCAGCCATTACAGGGTCGGAGTGGTATTGGCGTTGATGGCTTCCAGCTCCTGCACGCAGTTGGCCAGCAGATTCAGCATGGCCGCGTTCTGCGACATCATGGCGCGCAGAATGGAAAGCACAGTCAGGTTGGGCGCGTCCGGCGCCGAGGCGATTGCTGTCTGGGCTGCCGTGCCGATGATGGCTGCGAGTTGCGCGTTCGTCAGCGGCCCGGAGACCGGCTGCGTCGCGGGAAAGTTGACCACCTGCACCTCTGAGGCGCCGCTACCGCCGCCGCCATCAGTCTGGACAATGGGCGTGAAGACCTCTTTCCCGTCGATCACTTCGCGCACGGCTCGGTTTGCGGTGCCTGGTACAAGATCCACCATGATGTTCTCCATGTCAGGCCATCCAGCCACCGGCTGGGGCATATTCTTCGCGCGGCGCCTCTTGCCGCACTTCGTTTGATAGGTCGTCCGCCACGGCGGCCAGGTAGCGGTACGCATCGGCACCGTGGCTGTGTGCGTCGTGCACCGGTGCGCCAGCAGCACCCGTCTGTCGGTTGATGTGCCGCCGATACCGGCGCATGTGTTCGACCAGCTGCTTGACGCCAGGGCTGGCCATGTTGAAGTAGACGCGGGGGAACAGCTGCCGCGCCCGGCGTATGCCCGCTTCGACGTCGCCGCCAGCAATCTGCAGCGGCCGGCGGCCCAGGCTCTTGAGCACGTCGGCGTCAGACCGTCCCGTCTGGTGCCGCCTGGCAAAGCCGTCGTGCGGCAGATAGTCATTTCCCCAGTTCCAGCCCTCACGCAGCGCCAGCGATTCCTGCTCGCGGTCGGTGATGTAGCTCTCGATGGTGCGGCGCTCGTCCTCGATGTAATCCACAACCCGGATTTCCGAAGCCAGGCGTTGCACCATGATGATGGCCATCGAGTCGTTAAACCCCAGATCCCACACCGTGTGAACCTTCAGCATCGGATCGTAGGGAACGCGAGCCAAGCGACTGTGCGCTTCTGCTTCGGCGATCTCGTTGGCGTAGATGGCACCGGCCACAGCAGGGCGGCACTTGCCTTCCCAGACGTGCGCATACTCCGACGGCGGCATCGTTGCCTGGGCGTGCTGGCGCTCCTGCTCGAGCACCGCAGGGAACCACGGGTTGTCGCCGTAGTTGATCTCCACGCTGATGCTGTCGGGCGGCGGCTCCAGCACGGCCATGACATAAATCGGGTCGGTGTCCAGCTCCGGGTTGAACGTGGCCCAGATCTCCGACCCAGGCCGGCGAATCGTCGGCACCAGGATCTTCAGGCTGCGCGACGTGATGGTCTGCGCTTCCTCGATCCAAACGATATCGACGCCCTCGAAGGACTTGATGCTGTCCGCTGTCAGGTCGGACAAGCCCGAGAACAGGAACTGCGATCCGTTGCGGCCGCGCACCTCGTGTTCCAGCACCTCGTAGAACGATTCCAGCCCCAGGGCGACGATCTGGTCGCGCAGCAGCTGGTGCACCGACTGCTTGATGGACTTCTGCACCTCACGAGTGCACAGAATGCGCAGCGGTCGGCTGGCGCCACTGACGAGCAGCGCTCGGGCCACCGACCAGGACTTGGCGCTGCCACGACCGCCACGGATGAACTTGTACCGGCTGGGCTGGAATAAACAGCGCAGCTTCTGGGGGAATTGGACTTCCATGGGTTACTTGAACGTGACGGTAAGGCTTTGCTCGACTGGGCCACCGTTCTTGCCGGTCAGTTCCATCTTGTCCTTGAACATGCCGAGGTGACGCCCCAGCAGCTCCAGGTTGCGCACCTTGTCCGGCCACTTGATCTTCTTCAGGATACCGACGACATCGCGTTCATCGCCTTTGCCCTCGAACATCTCGGCCAGGTCAAACCCGGACAGATACTGCCGCCAGATCGCAGGCCACTCGCTGACCGGCTTGAGCTCCATCCGGTCGTTCATGATGTCGAGCACGTCCATCTGGTCGATCTCGATCATGCGCCGCAGGACATAGTCCGCGTCAACCTGAGTGCGATCAGCACGCGCGGCCTGCAGTTCCTCGATGAGGGCGGCCACGTCAACATCTGTCAACAGACGCTGCCCTTGAGAACGCGCGGTGCGTTCGCTGTATCCGGTGCGGATCGCTGCCTGTGTGGCGTTCAGATCCTTGATGTATTCCGCCGCAAAACGGCGCTTCTTTTCGGTCAGCGCCATTTATGAAGCTCCAAAGAAAAAGCCACCCGTAGGTGGCCTGTGGATTACTGTGAACGTAGGGCGTCTTCGATTCGAATGCGCTGTTGTTCGGTCAGGGTAAGTGTTTTTCCATCTTCCCGAAGGAATCGCTCCAGCTTTTCTCTCGCCTCAGGGACGCTGGGATCGCCAAGTGAGCCGGCCACATTTCCAATGCTCTTGTCGTCGATAGGCATCATTGCAATATTCCAGTGATGGTTTTGGAATAGCCATCCTACCGTCACGACCGCCCGGAAAGACAAAACCCCGCTCAGCGGCGGGGTTCATTTAGACGCGACTAAACCCCCGTGAGGGTCATAGCTCCAGCTGGTTTGCTGTGCGAGTCACATTGTTTGAACGAATTATGAGCATTTCGCGATGAAATTGCAAGCCGCTCGTACTGCTCCAGGATCTGGCCGAAGTTCAACGCAGCACCAGCCACGAGATCGTTATATCGCCGTCGCGGCACTGCCCACTGTTTGCAAGTCGATCGCCAGTCCCGATTCCTGACGAAATGATCCCGCACGACTCGCCGCTGCTCTTCAGGCATCCTGCCCAGGGAATACCGCCAGGCTGCCTCCATGATCTCGGCGTCTACAGGATCGCGATCATCCACGCGGTCATTCTCTAGGCCGCGCGTCTGCCCAGCACGTCGCGCTAGGTCGGCGCAGATGCGATAGGTGGGCGACTCGTAGGGCGGCGGCATTCCACCGCGCATGCACTCGCCCCAGTTCGTGAGCCGGTCGAACAGTGCGCGGGGGATCATGTCCTGCAGTAGCATCAGGAGACTCCCAAGACCCGGCTGCCGACGCTGTACGCCTCGCTGGCGCGCTGCTGGTTGATCTGCATCTGCATGCCAGGGGTGTACGGCCTACGCTGATTCAGTGGCTCCCGTGTGGGCGCTGGCGCCACAGCAGACCCATTCAGAAACCGCTCGATGTAATCGACCTCGCTCATGCCGGCATTGATGCTCTGTCCCGTGGCCTGCCGGATGACGCAGACCAGGGCGCGAAGGCTGGTGCAGCCGCATGCATCGACGCCCTTGGCCTTGATCCGAGGGATGTACGCTGCCACCCGGGGGCTGGGCTGTGTGTTGCGCTTGGTTTTGTGCGCATGGGTTGGAATGTTTTTCATTGCTTCACCTCCCAGATTTGCAGAACCACGCCCGGATTCAGCGAGTAGCGCTTGCGAACCCGCCCCATGTCCGTCACCTGCACATCGTCAAGCCAAACAATGCCGTTGAGCGCGTCGAAGATAGCCTTGATGACGTTGTCCATGTCCGGCTTCTTTGCTGGCAGCTCCTGCCCGAGCAACGCGGCCTGCTGGCGCTCCTTCGACCAGGACGCCGGTACCGGCAGAAAAATGTCCATACTGGCGCCCATCGGTCCGGCGTATGGCGCACATCCCGCCATGGCTTGCTGACCGGCCAGCGCCACCAGGCTTTCGTAGCTGGCGGTCTTTGCCGGCGTGTAGAGCGTGATGCCCTTGCCGCGCCTTGCTGCGCGTGGCCTGCCTTTGCCGACTGGAACGCCTGGAATCGTGAACTGGATCATGCTCGCACCCCGTAGTCCGCCAGCAGGCGGGATTTGTCTGCCGCAGTCAGCCCAGCAGCAGCATGCACTCGCGCCTTGAAGTCCGGCGGGATCTCTCCCGGCTGCTGCTCAATGCCCAGCTCGGCACCCTTGGCGACGATGCCCGACCAGGTTGAAGCCCAGGCCAGCGGGTCGCTTTCTTGCGAGGCACCGGCAGCGGGCTTTGCCGCCGTGGCGCGTTGACGCTGGGTTTCCAAAACCTTCGTCAGGTATGCCCAAGGAATCGGCTCGGGCGCTGGCTTCGTTGCCCTGGCGATATCCACCGCTGCCATGGCCTCGTCTTCGGTCAGACCAGCGTCGACCCATGCCCGGAAGTCAGGGTTTCCAGGCTGGACCTGCACCCCGGCATGCCGTAGGGTTTTGCAAAGCAGACCGTAGGGCGAAGCAGGCGGATCGCTCTCGTCGGTGTTGGCGGGGTGCTCGCCTGGTGTTTCTGGTACAGGTGTTGGAGAGAGAGATTTATCTGTTGTTATATGGGTATTGGGTATTGGGTATTGGTTAGCCGTGTCCGTACGCGTGACAGGTGCGTTGCTGTCACGCGTGACAGGTCGTTCTTGGCACTGTGACAATAGCGTTTCCAATTCCGTTGTTTTTGCGTCCCAAGGCGGAACGATGTCGTATCCGCGTAACGCCGCAAACAGTTCTTTCCTGCGTTGCCGGTGACGGCGCTGGCGTTCCTTTTCGTTCTCCTTCTTCTCCTTGCTGTCCTCGTTCAGCGCCTGGTACTGCTCGATTTCCTCGTCGCAACGCTTGTGCCTGTGCCCGTCCGGCGCTGTCGTGAAATACTCGGACAGGATGGTGTCCACGGCTTTGCGCTCTGCTGGAGTTACTGCGCGGGCCAGTCGATACACCTGACGCTTGTCGGCGGGCAGCGGCTGCTCATGCTGGTAATACAGGTCGATAAGGCGGCGGTATGCGCCATCCTCAATCATCGTCAGGTGCGCGGTGTCTTTGAGGTAGTCGCCGATGTGATGGGGGTAGTGGTTCATCTGGACGCCATCCGTTCTCTGGCTTTTTCGCGCGCCAACTTGGATGCTGTGCGCTGACATTCAATGCAATACCCATTGAGCGTGTAGCGGGGCGCAATATGGCCACTGGGGCATGGCAGTCCCGTTAGGTATTGCCTAGCACCGATTTCAAGTGCTGCGTCGCGAGAAGATGGAAGGTTTGTCATGCCGCATCCCCATAAGCGAACCGCTTCCGCAGCTCATGAAACAGCGCTGCCGAGTCCTTGTTGAAATCCAGTTCCCGGCGGCTGTCGATCCCGCAATGCTTGCGCAGTACCTTGGCCGCACCAGGCTCGTCAGAAACGCCCAGGAACGCCTGGAAAGAGGGCTGGCGGCACAGACGGCCAGCCGTGACGGATGTGGGTTCTGTGGTCATGCGTGGTGATCTCCGCAGGCGCCCATGCCGGCCCGGGCGCAGTAACAGGCCGTGCCCACCTGGGCACCGTATGCGAGGAAGTCCAGGTAGCGGCGGGTGGTGACGATCATGTCGAGCGCACCGATGGCGGCGTCGATCTTTTCGATGGTCAGGCCCGTCTGACCCGACAGGAAACGGCTCACCTGGCTGTCATCCCAGCCCAGGGCCTCACGAATGTCGGCACGGGTGGAAGGATCAGTCAGGGCGGAACGGAATGCCCGTTCCATCGAGGGTTTCTGGGGCGCAAATGTAATGGGCGCGGCGGCGTTCATGGCTACTCAACCTGGTTCAAAACTCCCTGAATGCGGATGCAGACAGGAGGCCGCACACTGGCGGCATGGATACTTCAAACATCATCGAAAGAAAGGTCTTTCGGGTCGTGACTGCAACAGCTACTGCTTTGTTGGGGTGGCAGTTCCTGGGATCGGCTACAAGTTCAGCGGGCGACCAACCCAGAACTTCAACCTCTCAAAGGAACTGCCATGATCAATACTGCGAAGTGCCCTTACTGCTCTGCTGGCATCGGCCTGGGCGTAAACATTGGGGAAGTAAAGGCATCCGTGCCGTTTTCCCCTCAAGCATTCCATTGCCTTTCATACTCATGCCGGTCGTGCAATTCTGTGCTTTCTATACAGATGGATCCGATTGCCCTCAACACGGATCTGAAGCGCGATCTAAGAAAACCTGCTGGCCTGTAAAACCGCCGAAGGCAGCCTCAGGGGTAAGCGCAACACAGGCGTTTGGCCCTGAGTCATGCACGGCTTTGCAGGCAGACTCTGCAGTGGCTGTCACCTGGGCATCTGTCATAGGAACCCGCCGCTCGATGGCCCACTGCAGAATCGCGCGGGTGATCAGTTTTTCCAGGCTATTGGCGCTATTCGTGTTCTCAGCAATGGGCGCGCCAGGGGCGTTGGCCCAGGCTTCTTCATCAATATCCAACGTCGCGCTAGGTGTTTGTGCGGCGAGCGCACGAGCAATTTCGACAGCAATGTGCGGGCCGGCAGATTCCATGATTGTTCCTACGCTGCCGCCCTGTTCTTCGGTCGTTGAGCGGATCACTGCATACGCGGTGACTTTCCGCACGCTGATGGTGACTTTCTTCATGGCTGATTCCTTTTCAAACATCGGTAGGCCCGATCTGCACGCGGCTATCGAGAATAGGGGCGCCCGGCTCCAGTTACGTACACTGTTGGCTCTCACACGCAACAAAGGAAAAGGAGCAGGGCATGCAATACGTAGACTTGGGCTTCATGACGGCTTTGGTGTTGCCTGCATATGGCGGTGGGCTGATTTGGCTCGTCAAAGTCGCCAGAGAGGATCCGCAGCTGTACAAATTGCTGGAGCCAAGGTTGCATGTGCAAGCAGTTACGCTGTTTTTGATATCGCTATTGGTCACAGTGGCGTTGCTTTTTCTTTCGGAAATTCCTTCGCAAGCAAAGAAGGAGTTTCTGTTGCTAGGCGTCATTTGGATATGCCTATCCGGACATGCCGTGATGTCTCGCAGGTTCTTCCGCGCAGTTCTCAAGCTACCTCCCAAGGGAAATCCCAAATAAGGAACAGCACCCCGAGAATCAAGGCCGCACGAATGCCGGCCCTGATCCATAGCTGTAGGTCTCCAGCAGAAGACGCCGAGCGCAGCGCCCGGACTAAAGCCTTACCCATTCACCACCTCCGCAGCTTGGCCTGCTTTCAACTGGCGGGGCTTCCGTTTGCCGATTACGCTGAGAGCTACCACACCCATCAACATCAACAGCAAAGGAAGTCCCCATGGACGATGACTTGAGGAAAGAAACCTTGGAGGCGCTGGCACAAGTGGCTGAAGCGCAGGGCTTCGCGCTAGGGCAGATTCAGGCGCTGGAGGTGGCGCTTGGTGCGTGCTTTGTCGCGCTTCGTGATCAGCCGGAATTTCTGGCGTCAGTGAAGGCGGCGCTGGAGGGACGGACAGCATTGGTTCATCAGCACGAAAAGTCTCTGTCAGTAAGAGACGGATTCGATTCAATGAGTCGCTCAATGCTTCGGTATATGGGCGCAGATCAGCCTGGGCCTGTTCATAGACCGCCTTCTGGGAATCTGAACTGAGGGATGTCATCGCACCACCTCCGCTTCGGGTTGGGTGAGCTCCGGCCAGATTTCCTTCCACGCATCTGCAGGCAAAGCCGGCCGTACTTTTTTCTTGAACAAGGAACGTACCCATGAGCACAGAGCTTTCATCGAAGTTTCTCCAAGGCCAGATCCTGGCGTTGACTTATGCCATTCGCACGCTGGCGGACTATCACCACGACGCGGATGGTGTGTTTGAAGCAATCCACGAGCAACTTGAAGGGGTGTCAAATTCCATGCTGGAGCACGGCAACCGGGATGCGGCAGATGGCGTGTCTCGGATCCAGGCCGCGCTGGGAGCGGGGCGGGACATGAATGATTAGGTCGCGTCATCGCACAGCCTCTGCTTCGACAGGTGCCGCTGCGGCTTGCTGATGGGCAAGCTCAGGCCAGATGCGGTGCCAGTCGTCCGGGCGAAGGTCTTTGCGGGTAACGGCGCCGTTGGTGGCGCGTTCGATGGCGGCGCAGTGCTCAATAGGGATGGACCGTTTCCCGTCGCGCCAAAAGCACACGGCTTGGGGCGTCACACCAAGAATGCGGGCCAAGGATGAGGCACTGCCCAGGACGGAAATGGCAAGTTCGATTGCGTTCATGTGTCGAATTCTACATTTGTAGAACAGACATATCAACATTTGTGTTTGTGTAGGCTTCTACAGTTGTTTAAAAAGATACTTATGGGACTCGGAAAACAAATACGCCTGCACCGTGAGCGGCAAGGCTTGACACTGGAACAACTGGAGGCGCGATCAGGCGTCCCGGTTGGGACCATCAGCGCCTTGGAAGTGCGCGATAGCATGCGGTCTTCTTACGCGTTGCCGCTGGCTAAGGCCTTGGGCCTTTCCCTTGAGGAGCTCATGGACCAACCTGGTGACGTCGCCCCAAAACAACCCAATGGAAGTCCTGACGTGCCTGTTTCATGGCCATTTTCGGAGGTGTCGCCGGACGAGTGGAAGATGCTTCCGAAGGGTGAAAGAAAGGAAGTCGAGGTTCTGATTCGGGCGAAGCTCGATAAGATCGGCGCAAAAAGACGCGCCGCGTAGGCGGCAGGGGCCAAGGCTTGTCTGGTCTGACGGTAAGGTTTTAAGGTAAATATTTCAAAATGAAAATTATTGTTCGTTTTGCTTCATTGGTGGTTGCGTTATTTCCTTTTCTTGCGTTCAGCCAAACGGTCCAAGATGCAGATATGGGTGCAAACCTGAATATAAGGGTTGATACCAAGACGGGGGAGATTGAGTCATGTGGATTTGAAATCCATGGGGCGCATGTAATCAATGCGGATAAAGGGTTAGCTAGAACATTCTCCACATCCCTAATCATTACGTCGTCAGGGTATGGGACGGGGAAGATAACAGGAACATATGGAAATATCCTGACGCCCAACTTCGAGGGCATGAAGGATGCGCAAGTATATGGAGGATGGTTTAGAAGCCCAGGGAAGCGAGCTGCTGTTGCTATTTCTGAGTTTATTAATGGGGAGTCTGAAGGATCGAAGCTTTTTGTTGCCGATACCGGGTCAACAATGGAAACGTTGACAGCTATTGCTGGCGGCGAATTGCTTCAGGTTGCAATTTCTTGGGAAGAAGGAAAGACGGTTGTGTATCAAGGAACTCCAACGATTAGCGAGACGCATGTTGAGCAGTTCTCCCAATGCGTGAGTGATCTGATATTGGCGATAGAGAGGGGAATGTCTGCGGGCCCGTCAAAATAATACATCCCCCAATGCCCCCACCCCCAAACCTCCGCGCCATGCTTGCCGCCGCCGCACTGGCATTCCTGTTGCCCGGTCTATCCATGGCCCAGAACACGCCATGCAGCGGGCGCAAGGGCGGGATTTCTCATTGTGAGGGTGAGGTGTTCGTGTGCAATGACGGCTCGGCCAGCGGTAGTCGTCGATCTTGCCCGGCGTACATGGGTGGCGCCAGGCAGCAATTTGCGCCGCTGCAACAGCCGTCTGCTGCTGGGGAATGCTCATGCTCGAGCGGGACTTACTGCACGGGGCCACGTGGGGGCAGGTATTGTGTGACGAGTACGGGCGGGAAGAGGTATGAGAGGCGGTAGAAAAGAGAAAATCCCCGCGATGCGGGGGTACTACTTAATTTCCCACTTTTGCGCTGGTATTGAATTTAAAATCCAACACTCCTGATGAGTGAAATGGATATTCAATACATCACTGTACTGTGCGCGAATCCCCTCAAGCTCCACAAGAAGGGGAAGATTTTCCGGATCACTCAGATGTTTTTGTTCCGCTACAACAAAACTAGGATGAAGTTGCATGCAATTGACAAACGCTTGTGCCTTCACGTTTTTATTAAAGGCATTCGACTGGGCGCCGGCAAATTTATAAGAGTCCATTATGGTGACCTTGCCATCGCCATCAATATCAACAGGGTCCTGCATCCATTTAAAAACAAACAGAAGAAAAAGATTTGCAGTCCATGGCAACTGACCGTTTATAAATTGTTCCCGAGTGGACGAACTTAAGCTAGAATGCAAATCCGTCGCCCCAATAAAAATTATATCCGGATCATGCCCTTCTTCTTCGCGAATCTTTCGGCTTACTGGCATATAATTAAAAACGCCAGCATCGCACTGCCCAAAATAAACCACTGCCCGCATTAAATTAGGGGCAGACTTCAGTCCGGCAACAAGAGTATGAGGTTTGATTTGAGGATTTCCATCCAAGCCTAGAAAATTCCCATGCCCCGTTATGAATAGAATAATATTCTGATATTGATTGTTCTGAAGATCAGAAAAAAAATCAGCAGTATATTTTATTTCATAATCCAGATTTGAGCCATTTTTTAGCCACTGCGCGATCGAAACCCTTTCATTTCCATCCACATAGATAGCAATATCACAAGGATTGATGCCAGCTTTTTCTAGACACATCAACCCAAAGGCTAAATCCATTAGATGGCGACCTTCTGGCTGATGCGCAGCAGGTAAAAAAAGAACCCACTTTGTTGCTTCACTCAAAAAACTCATGCATATAGCCTAAAATTCGGGGGGCTCCCCATAGGCAGCATGCCATTACTCAACGAGGATGGATACGGCAGGTCGCTAAAATTAATTAGCTCATTGATATCAGGTATTTGAGCTGCGGCAGGCCTAACATACACAACGCGCCCGACTCCATCCAGCTCATATACGGCGCTATCAGTTTTCAGGAAAAACTCCGTTCCTATACCCCTATTCTGAGTGCTAGAGGTATAAAGAATCCATTTACCTTGATTGACGCACTCTTTCACAGTATCGGGAATATCAGGAAGCCTAGAAGAGTAATAAGTGACAAGTTTCATGGTTTTCTCCTGACGCGCATTACGCAGATGCAGGGCCTACAAAGCACAACTGAATGTGATGATGGAGAGCGTACGGACGAAAAAAGCTGCCAACCTGTGGACAACTTATAAAAGGCGCAGAGAAAAAACCAGCAAACGCCAGTTATCCACAGACCAATGCTCGTACATCAACTTCCCCGGAACTGTTTTCCTTGGTCCGTACGATACAAAAAAATATATCACTGTATTCAAATTTGGGCAAAGAGCGTTTGGTGAAGTTGGTCGAAGATGGCCGAAGATGGACCGACTGAAACAGAAAAAAGAGGTTTCCGGTGGTCTGCCTACAACGTTGGCGCATCGTTGTCCAGTATTGACAAGTTATCCACAGGATGGTTCCCGTATATTGGCCAACTGATGATGGGTTGTCGCATCAGCCGCCCACCCGGGCGGTTTTTTCTTGCCTTCTACTTCCTCCCGCGCCCCAGCGTAACGAGCGATCCGCTCTCAGCTATGGCGCGTTCCTCCTGCGTCAGCCGGTGCAGCAGCACCGACCTCCCCAGAAAATTCCCATTCCCCATCCGATAGCCCAGCCGGGCGTAGCGGACATTGACGCCGTCCGGCGTGGCCATCGTGTGGATTGATGCGCGTACCAAGTTCATGTTGGTTCCTTTTGAGCGCCGCTGGAAGTGGGCACAGGGAAATCATGATGGCGCGCGTGCGTAGTGCACTACGTTTTTCGCAGCTGCGGTCCTCGGCTTGTAGATATCCGCCTCCGGGCGTTTTTTTACATCTGTTGTTCTATAAGTGTTGACACATAGAAATCTACAACTGTAGAATTCATCCCAAGCCCACCCGAACGCATCCCGCGCAAGGGCCGGGCGAGACGCTCTTAGACAACCAGGGAATTCAGCAGAGGCGGGTGCAGCGATGGTGCTGCACCCGATGCCTACTTACGTCAGATCCAGGACTTCTGGCTTTCGTCGTAGGTGCTAGCAGACGGCGATCCGGTCTTTACCAGATTGATGCTGTGGATCGCGTCTTGCTTGTTGTGGTAGCTCTCCGAACTCACACAGATCGCTTCGTGATTAGCGGCACGAAACGTCCATCGCCAGAGGCCCTGGCTATCTTTGTAAAGGATGAAATACATGGGTACTCCTATTCAAACAAAAAACGGCACCGCCTTCGCCGTCAAGCCCGGCGGCACCACGGAAGTGCTCCGGCAGGATCAACCGGCATGTGAGGTGCCGACTGATGATCTGTTGGAGTTTGCGCAAACCCTTCTGAGCAGACGGGGTAGCGACGGTTGATATTAGTCGTTTCGTAATTAATAAATGTCGCATCTCTGCTGAATTCCCTGGTTGCCTATGAGTTTCTCGCTCGTGGCAGGGCAGTTGGGAGAACGAGCATGGCAGAGCAAGTGGCCGCACCGGCCCGCAAATACGAATTCGTCGAGGGCGATACCGTCACGACATGGGACGGCCGCACGCTGCGCCGCATTCGTGCCCTGGTTGCGATTGCCGCAACCGCATGGACGCCTGCTGTGGCGCCGGGCGAGCTGGGCGGGTACATCGAAAGCGAAAGCAACTTGGACGCCCAGGTGTCCGGCAATGCCCGGGTGTACGGCAATGCCCAGGTGTCCGGCAATGCCTGGGTGTCCGGCAATGCCCAGGTGTACGGCAATGCCCAGGTGTACGGCGATGCCTGGGTGTCCGGCAATGCCTGGGTGTCCGGCAATGCCCAGGTGTACGGCAATGCCCAGGTGTACGGCGATGCCTGGGTGTACGGCGATGCCCAGGTGTCCGGCAATGCCCAGGTGTCCGGCAATGCCCAGGTGTACGGCAATGCCCAGGTGTCCGGCAATGCCCGGGTGTCCGGCAATGCCCAGGTGTACGGCAATGCCTGGGTGTACGGCAATGCCCAGGTGTCCGGCAATGCCCAGGTGTACGGCAATGCCTGGGTGTACGGCAATGCCCAGGTGTACGGCGATGCCTGGGTGTACGACGATGCCCGGGTGTACGGCGATGGCCTGATCTTTTGGGCATCCATCGTCGGTACTGAAAACGGCACGCTCACTGTCTACAACGGCAAGGAAAACACGCTACTGGTCACGCGAGGCTGCTTCTCCGGCACCGTCGCTGAGTTCCTGGCAGCCAGCGCGGCGAAGCACGATGAGCGCACCAAGCGCGAATACCAGCTGCTGATTGAGGTTGCTACTTCGCGCATTGAGGCAGCACGCGCGGAAACGCCTGAGCCTGCTGAGGAAGGGGAAAGTGATGCTGACGAGTGAACAACAATGCGCAGCCGCAAGCGAAGCATGGTCGAACCGGGAATTTGACCGCATTCACGAAGGTGCCTGGGAAGAAGACAACTTCGAGTTGCTTGCAAACCGCCACAAGCAGGAGCGCATCGAGCAGCACGCGCTGTTGCTGACGGCCTATGTGGGCGACGCGGGCGACGTCAAGTATCCGTGGGGCCACGATCCTGCCCGTATCACAACAAAGTCAGCCGCTGATTTTGTTGATGAGTACGCCTTTGAAGCCGAGGCAGTGACGGCGCTGCGTCAGGAGGCGCACAGGCTGACCGCTGTTGGTGCGCCAGACAGTGAGCGCCTGGCGGCCTGGGATCGCTACGACGACGCGGTGATTGCGCTGGCAGCCCAGGAGGCAGCCAGGATTGAAGCCAACCACGGCCGCTTTGACTACATCGACCGCGTCCCTCATGAGGTGGTTGAGCGGGCAGATGAAGTCATGGCAAGCATGCGCAATGACTGGGAAGTGATAGCGGCGGTTGTGTTCGTTGCGCTCATGATCGGCTTGATGTTCATCGGGTTCCCTGTGAATGGGGTGGCGGCATGAGTCAGCGCTACGACTATCAAGCCATCGCGGCAGCCATGCAGCAGTACGGCGGGCGATTCGTCCGCGGACTTGGAGCCGCGCTGGCTGCAGCTGATGCCAGCAACGCCGCCCGCCTGGCCGCCGCATTCCCCGAAATCATGGATCGGTACGCGGACGCCGCTATGCACATGAGGATTGCAGCATGAACGCACCGATCAATCCCGCGCACCTGGAGCCGGCCAGCGGCCTGCTGCCCGATCTGGATATCAATGCGTATCACCGCTCTCCCGGTATCAGCAAAACCGGCCTGGACCGCATTGCCCGCAGCCCGGCCACCTATTACGCGCTGACGCTGGACCCGAACCGGCCGCCCGAGAAAGAGCGTTCCGGACAATTGGAAGGGCAGCTGGCGCACTGCGCGATCTTGGAACCGGCTGAGTTCTCCAAGCGGTATGCGGTGTTGCCGAACGATGCGCCGCGGCGGCCTACTGATGCGCAGTGGAACGCAAAGAAGCCCAGCCCGGAGAGCCAGACAGAGATGGACTGGTGGCGCGCATGGGAAGCCGACAACACCGGGCGAGTGGTGATCAGTGCTGCTCAATACGAAGTGGCGCAGCGCCAGGCTGAGTCTGTCTGCCGCCTTCCTGATATCCGCGAGGCATTGGGCGCTGGCCAGCCCGAAGTCTCGGCATTCTGGCGTGACCCGGAAACCGGCGTGCTGTGCCGCTGCCGTCCTGACTGGACTCACCAGGCGGGCGATGCTGGCGTAGTGCTGCTGGATGTGAAGACCTGCAGCGACGCCAGTCCGGGCGATTTCGCCAGGCAGATTGCGCGCAAGCGATACGACGTACAGGCGGCGTACTACACGGACGGGTACAGCCTGGCCAGTGGGCGCGACGTTCTGGCCTTCGTCTTTGTGGCTGTTGAATCCGATTACCCCTATCAGGCAAGCGCCGTGATGCTGGACGAAATGAGCATCGAATCGGGCCGGGCCAAGTATCGGCGAGACCTGAATACCTATGCCGAGTGCATCCGCACTGGCCAGTGGCCCGGTTATTCCACCGGCATTGAAACCGTTTCCCTGCCCAATTGGGCTATCGAAAACTTCTGAGGATCGAACCATGGCTACCAATTTGGCCGAACTGAAACAGACCTCCAAGATGGTGGCGAAAGACGCCGGCATCGGCAAGGTGAAGGCCTTCTTCGAGGCGCAGCGCGGCACGCTGGCGGCCGTGCTGCCCCGGCATGTCAGTGCTGATCGCATACTCAAGATCGCCCTGGGTGCGCTGCGCACCACGCCCAAGCTGATGAATTGCAGTGTCGAATCCTTGATGGGCGCAGTTGTGCAGTGCTCGCAGCTGGGCTTGGAACCCAATACGCCGCTGGGCCATGCCTATCTGATCCCGTTCGACAACCGTCGCAAGGGCATCACGGAAGTGCAGATTGTGCTCGGCTACAAGGGCCTGATCGACCTGGCCCGCCGTTCCGGCCAGATCGTGAGCATTGCCGCCCATGAGGTGTGTGAGAACGACGAGTTCACCTATGCGTACGGCCTGGAAGAGCAACTGGTTCATAAGCCTGCCCTGGGTGAGCGTGGCCGCGTGATCGCTTTCTACTCGGTTGCCAAGCTGCAAGGCGGTGGGCATGCATTCGAAGTAATGAGCGCAACGCAGATCAACGAAATCCGCGACGCCAGCCAGAACTACAAGTTCGCCCGTGACAAAGGCACCACCGTATGGGGTCAGCACTACGCCGAGATGGGCCGCAAGACCGTCTTGCGCCGGCTGTTCAAGTATTTGCCGGTGAGCATCGAGGTTGCGCAGGCGTCCGTGCTGGACGAGCTGAGCGCGGACAGGCGCTCGATAGCGTGCTGGAAGGCGACTACATCACGCCCGCCGAGGACGAAGACAGCATCGACCAAGAAACGGGCGAGGTACTGCAAGCCGCCCAGCAGGCGACCCAGGAAGCCCCGGCCCTGGCCTACGACTACCAGTCGCTGCTGTCGCAGATCCAGCGCAGTAATGACCTGGCGGTGCTGGGCATGGTGGGCGACGAGATCAACACCATTCCCGCCGGCAACGACCGCATCAAGCTGCAGGCCGCATACGACGAACGCTATGCGGCGCTGAATCAACCCGAATAACCCCGCTCCTCCCAGGCCAGGCTGGTCCGCTCGGGGGCAAACGAGCGGATTCCGAAAGGGCGGGCGGCGCTCGTTGATCTCATCGGCTTGGCAGAAGCATCCGAAGCCCAGATTGACGGCGAATGGGGAGACTGCCGAACTATTGAGCAGATCGAGCGGGACGGAGAGTTGCCCTCAGCGATCATCGACGCCCGCGCCGCCCTGGCCCAAGGAGAGAAGAATGGAACACCCGATTGATAAGGCGCTGGCGCAAATGAGCGAGCGCGACCGGCGCATCGCTGAAGAACTGAGCGAAGCCGGATTCGATGACGAGGATATGTATGCAGCCTTGCCGACGCCTGGCGCTGAAAAGCTGCTCAGACAGGGGAAGCGCACCCAGGACGTCAATGGTGACAAAAATGGCTGACCTGTTCTTGCCCCTCAAGCGCGAGTATTTCGAGCAGATTCGGGATGGCGTGAAAACCGAGGAATATCGGCTGTGCAGCCCGTACTGGGTGCGCAGAATCGAGGGCCGACACTACGACCGCGTAATTCTGACGCTGGCATATCCACGCCGAGATGACGACAGCCGCCGAATTGTTCGGCCTTGGCGCATCCCGACGATAAAAACCATCACGCATCCGCACTTCGGCCCCGATCCGGTTGCGGTCTATGCCATCGACGTGCGTAACCAGGACGCCAAGCCATGACCCAACTCGACCTATTCGACGCTTCGTCTGCGTCTGCCGTGCGGCCTGTCGATCCCTATGCCATCGACCACGATCAGATCGGCGGCGCCATCCGTCCGTTTATCCGCTTCTGCAAAGAACGCCTGGACGCACCTGAGGGCGAGTTGAGCTTGTCGCTTGTAATTCAGAGCGCCTGGAAGAATAGGAGCCATCCGTATCTCAAGGCCTGGGATGCGTACCAAGGACGCCAGCCATGATTAAACCGCCAACCCGGCCGGTGATGCGCTACCACGGTGGCAAGTTCCGCCTGGCGCCGTGGATCATCAGTCATTTTCCGCCGCACAGGACCTACTGCGAGCCATTTGGCGGTGCGGCCAGTGTCCTGATGCAGAAGCCGCGCAGCTATGCCGAGGTCTACAACGATCGTGACGATGACATAGTGAACGTCATGCGCGTGCTCCGAGATCCAGTGATGCGCGCCCAGCTTGAAGAAGCTGTTGCGATGACACCCTACGCCAGGTCTGAGTTTGAGGCCGCATTCCATCACTCCGATGAGCCTGTCGAACGTGCCAGCAAAGCCCTGGATCGTGCTCAACCATCCGGTAATGCCGGAGAGTTCAAGACCGACGATCAAATGGGTTTCGTGCTCGCTGCTATTCAGCATTACGGTAGCCAGAAATGGGCCGAGGGCAGAGGCCTAGCCTCCGCCGACCTGCTGAACGTGCGTGAAGCCTGGGACTCTGTATATGCGGCTGTGCAGGCGCTTGCCGCCCAGGCCCAGCCACCCGTCAGCCAGCCGCCAGCAGCGTTCGCGGAATGGTGGGCGCATCAACAGGCGGCTGCCAAAAACAGGTTGCCTGGCGACGATTTCCTGATGCTCGATGAATCTGACAAGAGGCAGTACGAAACCTGCTGGCGTGGCGCCACCCGCGCCGCACTCGCGCAGCAGGCAAGCGGGAAGGATCGAGAGGATGCGGAAATATACCGATGGCTGCGAAGCAATGCCGTATCCGTCCAGGCTTACGCATCAGGGCATCCGAACTGGCTATTCGGTACAGCAGAACTTCGAGGGGAAACATTCGGCGCTGCTATCGCTGCCGCCCGAGCTGCAGCAAAGGATCAATGATGGAAAACATCATCGCAGCCATCTGGCTGCTGCTCGGGATGAGCCTGGACTTCGTGATTGGTGCAATCGTCGTCTTTACAAGAGAGGGCAGCGGTGAATGCCTGGCATGCCGTCTCGAACACGATTCAGGAGAACAGCATGGGTGAGTCCGCAATCATCGCCATCATCACTGTTTCGTTTCTGGCCGGTGCCCTGGTGGGCGCCGCATTCCGCAAACCAAGGAGGGAAGACTTATGATGCTGACCCCCGGCCACCAGGCCATGATCCGTTTCCTTCTTGAAAAGTCATTATCTCAGCCATGCCAGCAGCTACCTACGGAAGATTCAGTACAGACCGACAGCGCGAAACCAGCATCCATGATCAGGCCCGCACGTGTGGCGCCAGGGCGGCGGCGCTTGGCCTATCGGTCGATTTCAGATATTCCGACGAAGGCGTAAGCGGTAGCACGCCGGTAATGCTGCGCGACGGTGGCCGGTCATTGATGGCGGATGCCATGGCCGGCCGCCGGAGCGTCCTGCTTGTTGAGGGGCTTGATCGACTGAGCCGAGACATGGTGGAGCAGGAAACCATCATTCGCAGGCTTGAGCATCGTGGCGTGCGCATTATCGGCGTTTCTGACGGCTATGACAGCGACTCCAAAACCCGCAAGCTGCACCGGGGCATGCGCGGGATCATCAACGAGGTTTACCTTGATGACTTGCGTGAGAAGACACACCGGGGGCTTGCTGGTCAGGTGGCGCGTGGCATGCACGGTGGCGGCCTATCCTACGGGTATCGCAGTATTCCCGTGGACGGTGGCAATCAGTTGCAGATCAACGAAGAGCAGGCGGAGTGGGTGCGCTGGATATTCGCCCGGTATGGTGAGGGTTGGTCCGTGCAGCGCATCGCCCATGAGTTGAACCGGCTTGAAGTGCCAAGCCTGCGGGGCGGCACCTGGGCCACGTCAGCAATCTATGGCAATCCTACCCGCCTGTCAGGTGTTCTGAACAACGAACTATATATAGGCAGGTACATCTGGAACCGTGGGCGCTGGGAGAAAGACCCGGACACGGGCAAGCGCATTCGGATTGAGCGCCCAAGGGAAGAGTGGTCAGTCACCGACATGCCGCAGCTGCGCATAGTCGATGACATGGCCTGGCATGCCGCCCGGAGCAGGATGGCGAGGGGACGGATAGGCACCGGCAGGACACACGGCGGCAAGCCGTCCACGCTGTTTGGCGGCATTCTGCGCTGTCAGCATTGTGGCGGCCCGGTCATTGCCGTGTCGAAAGACCTGTATGGATGCTCGATCAAGAAAGACAGGGGCACATGCCAGGGCGTGTATGCAATGCGCAATGCAACGGATGAGCGGCTTGTGCGCATCGTCCGTGATGATCTGCTGTCGCCCGAAGCGCTGGACGAAATGCAGCGTCAGGCCCGGACGATGGCGAACAAGCAGCGCCAGGGTGACGCCCGGAAAGCGGATGCAGAGCGCAAGCGCCTGGCTGATCTTGACCGAGAGATTGCCAGCCTCATGGATGTGCTGGCCAAGATGGGATATTCCGAAGCTATCGCAGGCCGCCTGCGCGCAATGGAAGAAGAAAAGACCCAGATGCTGGCACCCAAGCCAGAGGCACAGCACCAGCCGGATTATCAGGCGGTGATAGCAAACTACCGGCGCATGCTGGAGTCGTTGGACGCGGCACTGATGGATGACGTGTCCGCTGCTCGGGAAATTCTGAGGGAGATCTTGGGTAATCCCGTAGTGGGGCAGGATGAGGGTGGGTCGTTTTTGGCCCTGGAAAGCAAAACCGTCGCTGACCCTTTCGGGATCAAGCGACGTAGCTGA